AAAAAACACCCATCCCTGTTTTAAAAAACACCCATCCCTGTTTTACTGAGAGGGTAGAGGATTCTTTTTTTAAAAATTACCCCCGGGTCAAGGGAAAGGGGCGACCCCCTCGACCGTCTTATGCGAGCCACTCTAATAATAAAATATAATAATTAACTTAAAATATATATGTACTAGCACATGAGTACATGGCATGCTCGCACTGGTACATACACCCATACACTAGGTGCAGGTACACCGGACACAGGGCTACAGTGTAGGATTCAACCAACAACATTACACCACACGGGACAAAGGACATGGCGTTTTTGTAAACTTTTTTTTTTATTTTAGAAAATTAATGAAACACTTTATGAGTTTTTATTTTTCATGTCCCGATTTACCATTGAAAAATAAGGCTTAAACGGGGCATGAAATCCACCCATATGGCATAAGGTCAATACGACAAGCTTTTATGCTGTGTTGTCAATAGCAATCATTGATAAATAAGGCTCGTTTGGGGCGGGACATGAACGGGACATGAACTCATGTCCCGATTTAGCCTTATTTTTCGTGGGGTCGAAACCTCTTTTTTGCGTGTACCAACCCGATCCCGCTGGTTTTGGGACATGACATCCCCCCCTTGACAACTCATGTCCCGCGCCATGTCCCGCCATATCCATCAACCCCTATATCAACCGTTATAACCCCAAAAAATAGACAATACTCAAAAACAATAGTCGTATAACTATTGCTATATAAAGACTTTATAAACGACACCACTTATCCACAGGTAGTATATTTGACACCGACATCACTATNGAATATACTATATCCAGATCGAGGGGCAACACATAAGACACCCCGAATATCTTATAGTATGGAATACATACAAATACGCAATTGGAAACAAGCAACAGTGAGGGTTGCACTAAAACGTGATGATAGAGTGCGTGGTGGTGGGGTAAAATATCTTAACGATAGAATATTGCGAACGCAAGACGAAAAAGAACGTGATGAACTTATACACATTAAAAAAACATACTATGGAATATAAACTAAAAAACGTATTGCTCCGCTTTAATGATAGCGAAAAGTCAATCCTAGTTATTGACTTGAATGACCATGCAAACGGCACCGCGTGCTATAACACACGTAAACGTGGATATGCAAAATGTAAGGAACTTTTTACAACCCTAGCGGAACTGGGCGACACATGCACACTATCTGTATATCGTCGCATTGCAGATGAGAAGTTTAACCTTCGCATGCACGCATGGTGTATGGTGGACTAAATAATCCCATGACCAAACACGAATTACTCCACGCCACACTGCTNGCAATCGCTTTGCTTATTCTCTTATATGGTATATGTTTCTTTTTAGCAATAATTTAACCGCCACAACGGGGGCATTGTACCCGTTTATATTATGCAAACAACACCACATTTTAAAAACTATTTACGAGGTATTGAAACAGTAAAGAAAAGACTAATAGTAAAACTTAAAAAAGGAAACTATGAGAATTTTGGACAAAAAGAATATCGAGACTTTAAAGACATGGTAAACCTGAACAGTGAAATACCTTTTCACGAAAAAGCAGAACTATGTGACAGATTTAGCAGTATGATAAATGAGATACAATAATATGAACAAACCAACAACACAGGATATTAAAAACAGATTTATTATCACGCTTGAATATATCAACAATCAAACACCAGAGAACTGGAAAAAGTTAGAGCGTTTTATTGTCAATCAATTAGACTTCGATACACGTCTCGAAATATCCAAGTCGCCTGAACTTTATTAAATTAAACTATTAAAGAGAAACACCATGAACACAACATATACAATCGAGATTTCAGAAGTCGTTACAAGTCCAGCAGAGGTATCTACTATGCTACAACAGATAGCAAATATGATAGATGAGGGTTATCAAAGTGGATACGCTCCGAATTGGAAAATAGTACGCCATGAGTTATAAGATGACAAAAATGGGAGAACTACAACAATTAAATTACGCAAAAGACAACGTCAAATGGTTACTTGACCACGCAGACGGGCTATGTGATATGAAAGGGCTTGTATACTGGGCGGAACGTGTCGAAACATTACGAGAAGAGATCAAAAAAGAGTTATAAACCGACATAGCAGACGTACACGAAAGCAGGGCAAGACATTTTTAACGCTATCTATGATAACACTATCAACCTAACAAAACTATAAAAAGAGTTACATTATGGCAACAGGAAGACAATTAATGAAACGACATGAGAAATTATTCGAAGCGATAAAAAACAAATTGAAAAAGGAGGCGGATATTAAAATTTTGATCGAGTTACTCGAAGTCGAACGAGAACTAACAATCCGAGAGACTGAATCGAGATAAAATGAAATACACAAATAATTATTGGCATTGGAGAGGGTTTACCGGACGGACTATTGTTGACGTTTACAATCAATACATAGCATTGGTAGAGGGTACGCAGGATAGAGGTTTTTATTAATTAATCACATGAGTTTTATATGGTAATAGTATATAACAAGATATTGAAAGCATATATGTGTTTTAGTACGTGTCGAACGTATGGAAGTCGGGCATTACTTGCATGCAAGGTATCACGTACCGAAGCACTATGTGCCGGATTATCACGTTTAATGTATAAGAGTATTTAATTATATGACAATCATTGAACAAAAAATTGAAGAGCTAAAAAATAAATATCTTGAAGTTGCGTCTGGTATTGGATTTAATGTGTCGGACTTTGAAAAAGATATGCACGATTTGGTGCAGGTCGTGCAGATGAGCAAACTTGAAAATGCACGAATCAGTGTACACCTTGCACAGAGCGATATTGACGATTTAAATGATGGTGTGGCGTTTGATTGGACGTTCCCGACACAGATCGACGGAGAGTATGTTGATCTTCATCTCTACAAAGCCGAAGAGGGTGATACAGATGATGAGATTGACACCGACATTATATAGAACTATACTATAAACATATGAAAAAAATCATTTTAGGCTTTATATTTGGCATGGCATGTGCGATAGGTGGAAGTGTCTATGGTGTGACATTGTTTACTTCACATGGATTTATTGTCCAACCAGTACAGAACGACGTACCAGTGATAAACATTGTCACACCGACACAGGACGTTGCACCACGTAATACTCAAATACAGTATGGTTTGGTATCTGAAGAATCACAGATTGTAAAACAAAGTCGAAGAATTAGCGAACTCGAAACTCGCGTATCAGCATTAGAATTAAAAATTAAGTAATGGAAACAATCAAAATTGTCGAACCACATCGCAAGGTATCCCGTCCGGTAACGCTCGCGGATCGGGAACGCGTGGAACATGACGGAAAAGAAATGCGAGCATTCATGTTATCGAAATACGCAGGAGTTGGCATGGCACATCCTCAAATTGACGACATTGATCCATTGGCATTTTTTATCACTCTTGAAGAATCAAATCGGATTATTCTCAATCCAAGAATTGTCACCCGGTCCGGTGTTATGACACAGTCGAAAGAGGGGTGCATGTCGTTCGATGGACGTGACCATGTATGGCATGATCGCCATGTATCGGTTACGGTGGAGTATGAACTGTTTAAAGGTAATACAATTATTAAAAAACGGAAAGTGGTGAATGGTTTTTTAGCAGTGGTATACCAACATGAGATAGATCATTTAAATGGTATATATTGCTATGATTAAAAACGATAAAGACGTGTGTCTACGGGGGCAGTGAAGCTGACCTCTGGCAATTACCTAAAGATTTTATTTTCCAATGTTCAAGAGATATTTTGTTTATCTTTGAAAGACTGAAATCTGAGTTACCAAAATTCAAAAATCTTTTAATTGAAGGAAAAATAAACGGCTCACAGTATTCTGGTACATGTGCATGCTTAGTAGGTACAATGGCTAATCTTAAATCAAAAGAAGTAAATGAAGTGTGTACTGATTTTATTCCTTTCTATGAAAAAGGGACGCAAAATATGGGGGAGACTTGGTTTTTGAATATCAAAGAAGATGATACCCCAGAGAATAATCAATTTTCTGCTCATGTACTCAAACTTGTAGAAATGGTTGAGTCAGGACAATACTACACCATTGAATATAATCCAACGGAAGAACAGTTGAAAGAATACGAGGCATATCGTGAGAGTATCAAAAAGGAGATTACTAACCACGCGAAAGCGTAAGAAGATATGAAAATCAAAGCAAACGGTAAACCAATAATCCCAGATGGATATGATTGGACAATCGAATATAACAATCCAATAAAAGAAGTGGACTTTTCAAAACTCGTACTTCATCAAGAGCCAGAACAAAAAGGTGGCAGTCTCAAAGGAGAAATCATTGCTGAACGTGTCAAAGACAAAAGCATGAATAGTGAAGTATTAGAATATCTACTCAAACATCAAAAATTGATTCCGAATAAATGGAAAGGAAAGTATATTTATTTCTGTGGAACTATTTATCGCGACTCTGATGACGACCTTTGCGTTCGGTGTCTATACTGTGGCGTTAATGGTGTCTGGAACTGGTGCTCCTACTACCTTGACGTTGTCTTTGGTAGCCCCAGCTTCGGTTTGCTTCTCGCAAGCACTCCGTCCTCTGAACCTGTATCTTCTTTAGAATCTTTGTCCTTTGACCGCCAATCAATAGAAAACCTAAGTATCGACTTCTGCGAGAAATGGTGTGATGGAAAGGCACGAGCAGTGATTGAACTACGCGATGAGATTATAAAGATAATGAAGTAACCCTATGACAGACGAAACAATCCAAGAGAAGAAGTGCAAGATATGTGAAGACTATCGAGGAAATCCACCACCTCATATATGTACCACTCCCCACCAACCACAAGAGGAATGGAAGGAAGAGTTTAAGGAATGGTTACAACCATTTCATCCGTCCACTTTAGCATTTGAAGAATTATCTGAGATGATAGAAAAACGTATCTCCCAAACCATCACCGATACCCTCACTAAGATAGAGGGAGAGATACAAACAATGGACGTATCAGGAGATGAAGCATTCCAGACAGTATGGCGACACGATGTCCTCTCAATCATTACCAACAATAAACCTAAATAATATATGCCCCCACAAAACGAAAACTGGAAAGAATTAAAGGAGTTATTTGAAGAAGAATTTTTTGGAAGATTTGTTGATTCGGGAGTATCTGATAGATTATCAAATAAAATTGCAGACTTCTGGCTCTCCCACATGTACGTCCATGAGCAGAGAGTGAGGGAAGAGATAGCCAAGGAGATAGAAGAACAGCAAAAAGATTGCCCAAATCACAATGAAGACAATCCAGTAGAATGTTATGGATATGAAGAACAGCGTAATCAAGCACTCACATTATCAGCATCAATAGCAAGAGGAAAATAACACATATGAAAAAGCAAGAATCAAAAAAACAAATGAAGGAAATACTTAGAATAGAAAATATTGTAAATAAAAGTAGAGTTACTAAAAGTAGAGTTACTAAAAAAGTATATTATAAACAAGTTTTTGATGCACTTATGTATATTGGAATAAATAGTCCAAAACCACCAAAGAAAATTTTAGAATCGTGGGATATAGTTGCAGATTTTATAGGAGATGTTGCAAGCGGACGTAGAAAATAATTTACCAACTTTAACAATAGGAGAGAAATGATTAAGTAGCATTCACCGACGAAGATAGAGAGGGGGGAGTGGCGGAAAAGGTAGACGCTAGCCAGTTCAAATCTGGAACGTAGTTACCGAAAGGTAGCTAGGATGGGCTATGGAGTCCTAGATTGAACCCTGAAGTCAATCATGCAGTGTGACTATACTAGTTGGATAAGATAACAAAAAAATGTTAGCAAGTGAAATATATTGCAGTTATCACCCTAGTCAAATCACTGCCTCCCCCTCCCTGTCTTTGTCCATTATTAGTAAGAGAGAAAATATATGAGTAAAATACGTTGGTTTTTACATAAATTATTATTTCCAAAATATCATGCCTCACTCACACGAGCATTCACAATATCAAGGGAATACATGGTAAAGAGTCCTGATGCAATAAAAAGAGAAGTTGGAGAAGATATATTTAACCACATAAGTTTTAGATAACCCCATGACCCTACTACAAAATGTGAAGAAAAAATGTAAATGTCCAGCAGGGTATTATCATGATGAAAGAATATCTTGTCAGAACCGTCACGAAATGGATAAAATGAAGAGAGTACCTGCTGTTATAATCAGAATATTTGGTTTGACACCTCAACACTATTGGAATTATTTAGTAGATTCTGATGAATATATTTTTAAAAATAATGATAGTTTACCATTTGAAATACGAAGAAAATATTCCCCTGAAATCAAAAGTTATGTAAGTTGGAGAAAACTAATGTTTTGTTTATTGTTAATAATTATATTTATTTTAATTTTAAATCTATGACCCTACACCAAAACTACCTAGAGAGTGTGAAGAAGTTTACTGAGAAATACCCAATCCTGAGACTATATCCTGAAAATTCAAATGAATTTGAAAGGTTTTGTACAGAAGATGTAAAACTTTTCCTCAAATCCCACACCATTGCACTGATAGAGGATACACTGAAAAATCTACCTAAAGAAAAAGAATATAATCCTATCGGTAAAGATGAATGGGAAAAGAGAGAGATTGGAAGCAAGCGAGGGTGGAATAGCGCGGTACAAACAATGAAAAACTACCTCCAACAGCAATTAGAACTAATACAAAAGGAACAATGAAAAGAAAAGATATAAGTGATTTTGAAGTCTGCAAAGCTGTCGATGAATACCAAAACAAAATACGGGATTTTCCGTATCAAATTCTGTCTAAGAAATTTGATTGCGATGAAAAACTTGCATATTCAGCCTGTGAAAGAGCGGAAAGAAATGGACTTATAGAATATGGAATATCACTCAGAACGGGATGGCTAACAGAGAAAGGAGAAGAATTACTAGCAAAAAAGGATGAAAAATAACATGAAACACTGCACACAATGTGGACGGGATAGTGCATATCCTCAGTTTCATTTTTCGATAAAATGTTATAATTAAACTGAATCATTCTTAACAACTAAATAAAAAGCCATGCACACACATTCAAATACAATTATCCGAACTATTTGGTGCGACGACTGTAACGCACCAAGACGACACACAATAATGCTTGCCACTTCTTTTCAAGACGGACAAGAGTATCACATTATTTTTCACTCTACTTGTTTGTACTGTTTGGATCACAAATTTAAATCCAAGATACAACAATGTGAAATTATCTCAAAAGATTGGAACTCCCTCGTGACTAAAGAACTGTATAATATTAAAGACATCCGTCAATAATGTGGTATACAATCCAAACGACACAAGAGTTCCACAACTCGTCTCTTGTATCAAATAAAAGTTATGTAAACGTATACTTTTTTGTAAATAGTAAAGGTAACACCCATCAATTTGAATTTAATTACACTCCGTCTCATGAAGAAATACAACAACGGATTAAAGACTTACATGTTGAAACAATATCTTGGGAATCATTCATAAAAAAAATATTATGATACTCTACTTTTTTATCGGGGCAATTTTGATACAAGGTATCAAACGCCTCATACGAGTTCGATTAAACAATCGCAGATACATGCACAAGGATAAAAGCCAGCCATTGGATGATTAGGGAGATGTATTCGAATAGGTATAGGGAGATGTATTCGAATAGGTATAGGGAGATGTATTCGAATAGGTATAGGGAGATGTATACTTTATGTATAATTATACATATTTAATTCGCCAGAACCGTTATAGAAACTCTCCTTATTGAAAGGAATAAGACTAGTAACTGTCTTCAATGACATCTCTGGCACAAAAAATACCGCATATTGCTTGCGGTATTTTTATTTGATAAAATTATCTAGTCCCTTATCGGGATATTCACTCATACAGTCAGAGCCATCGCCCTAGCGGTGGCTTTTTCTGTTATATAAGAAGTTATCCACTGTTTCCACATGATGATATGCTTGCATGGTGTCGGTGTCGTGAGTATAATATACGGAGATTAAAGTCTCCTAGTCAGAGATCAAAATCTTGTGGGGATATTTCACCACTTATTATCAAAACATGATCGTGTATTCGATTAGTAAACATTATTATATGGGATTAGAAAATAGGGAAGGTGGGAATTATATTACAATTCTCGGGGGAAAGTTCTGTCAGCGTGTTGCACAAGGAACAGAGGGAGCAGTAGAGCGTGTGAATAAACAATTAAAGACAGTACATGAAAAGTTTTACGATTCATTTACTGCGAAACTTGTTGGTATCAGAGTTACGGATGGTGCATACGGTAAATCATGGGTGTTTGATTTTCAGGATCGTGGAGAAATATACCACCTCCAACTATCATACTCAAACTCATTTGCAACAGCATTTCTTAAAATGCTTCCAAACATCGATCTGACGCAAGAGATTAAAGTATCTCCTTCAGTGAAAATGGAGGGCGACAAACAGCGTTCATCATTGTTCATTAACCAGAATGGACTACCAGTCAAACATGCATACACGAAAGATGCTCCAAATGGTATGCCTGATATGGAACAGATCACTATCAAAGGTCAACTGGTATGGGATGATACAAAGCGATTAGCATTTTTACAGAATATGGTAGATACTGTAATTGTTCCAAAATTACCAAAGCAGTCATTTGCAACTCCGGTTCAGACAACTGAACAACAAAATGCATTTGAGACTCCAGCGATTGATGACGATCTTGGTTTCTAATTATTAAACTAAATGGCTTGCACCCTATTGCAAAATTGTATGACAGAGAAACAAAACTATAAAATTATTGGAAGAATCGAAATCAAAGATGGTTCAGGTCAGACTCAAGGAGTATATAAAGAAGGTTTCGTATATACTTTTGAAAAAGAACTCGGTGATTTCTATGTTGAACAAGGACTTGCAATCCTTTCAGATTCAACAGTGGGTACCCGAGCAGTTGAAGGTGAAGTACCAACTGAAGAAGAAGCGAATCGTGTTGGATTATTTGTTTATATTCCACAGGCTCCAAGCCCAACTGATGATTCAGCTCCAATCAACTTCATTGAACATCCTACTATGCCAACACAAGCAGAAGAAAATGCTACAATAGGTATTGATACTACTATCGGTCAAGATCAATCTGTTACCGTAGAATACGGTAACTACGAAATCACTGCTGAAGATGTAGAATTCGCTGGTACAAAAATGGAATTTGGCGAACAGTATTTCATCGCTGAAAGTATCGGAGATGCTCTTGTAGCAGAAGGTAAAGCATTGAAGATTGTAGAGTAGAGAAGTAGGTCAAATGAACTAAAAACATGCAACACACACTGAACAACATCAGAGATAGAAAAGACACCATAAACGGTTTAAAAGGAGAGTTGCATCTCCCTAGTTCGACTGTTTAATGGTGTCTTTTCTGTTTCTGATGCATCAGTTATGTACATAACAAGTTGTGGAAAAGTCTGTGGATTGTGTGCGTAACTTATTAGAAGTGTGTGATAAACCCTAATGAAAACATATAATGCAAAATTTCTGAATAGTTTTCCTGACCATGTATATCGATACATTGATCAAACGGGGAATGGTAGACCACCAGTTTCTTCTTCGACAAGACGGGATGATTTAAATGAGTCTGGGTATGAGGCGTACTTTACTGTCAACGGATTCAAAGACTCACCTGATGCTAAGAAGGACCACTGCTCTTCACTCAATGCTTTCTTCATCGATATTGATGGTCGCAAGGATCCGGAAGAGTTGGAACGTATCAAAGAAAAATTAGAACCTTCTTTTATACTTGAAACAAAGAATGGCTATCATATTTATTGGCTACTTGATGAGCCAATATTTAAAGATGAACTCTTCGGAGAAAAGTGGGAGGATGTTGTTGCTCGCTGGGAAAAAATTGAGCAGTCAATTATTACAACATTGAACGCGGACAAGGTCGTCAAAGATCTGACGCGCATCATGCGTATTCCTGATACCTACTATTGGAAGAAATCAGGTGATGCATATAAAGGTGGGGTAGAAAATGCACCCTTCAAGATTAAAGGATTGCACAAAAACCCAACTGCAAATTACTCGATGAAGCAGTTGGAAGAAGCATTTCCACCGGTAGCGGAGGTCGCAAGTTTTCAACCGCATGTTACACAAAGTAACGAAAATATGAAGAAATATGCTGACGCGGAGAAAAAAGATTTCTTTGATCGAGTGAATGAGAAGTATCCGATGGAACAGCGACCAAGCTTTTCAAAACTTATTTCTGGCGAACCAGGAACATTACCACCAAATATTGTTTCTCGAAACCAGGCATTACTCATTGCATCGACTTTGATGAGACAGGCAGGATGGAGTAAGGTAAAAGCCATCAAACATATCGAGGAAGTTGGATGGCATGGTATTGAAAAGGAGGCAGGAGGTAGTCAGGAAATTCTCAACACAATCAATTCTGCATATAGTACTGGGTATATATACTCGTACAAAAACGAAATTATCGCGTTCAATATGACTCCGGAGGAACAGCAGAAAATTTCTACTGTCTATACGCTCGTTGCGAAGGACCGAAAGGAAGTCGACAAGACTCGATTTTCAAACTACGAATATGAAATTGCATCACGCTATCCGTATCTCAAAAAGAACGAGGTCGGCATCATCTTCAACTACGAGAACGGTGTGTATAAGATGATGAGTGACCAAGAAGTAACAAACATCGTATTGAATGCGTTGTATGAGGATATGCTCTGGGGCTATAGAACAACAAAACATGTGAAGGATAAGGTAGCATGCTTACTTTCAATAATCCCTGATTTAGTTTTGACTGATGATAGAGGATATATTTGTAACGTTAGAAATGGTTTACTGAATATCAACACTCGTGAATTAATGCCTCATACACCAAACTTCGTTTCGATGGTCCAATGTCCTGTTGATTTTGACCCTACAGCGACATGTCCGACATTTATAGAATGTATGGATGCCTGGATGGAAGGACCAGAATCAGATAAAAAGAAATTAATGTTGCAACAGTTTACCGGCTACTTACTCTCATCAAGCATGGCATATGCAAAAGCACTTTTCCTTGTTGGAGATGGAGGTAACGGAAAGTCTACGTTTGCTGATACCATATCTATGGTAATGGGTAATGAAGCAACATCTCGTATTGACCTCGAAGATTTGTATTCAATGTTTGGACTGAAAGGTTTGATTGGTAAACGACTTAATATCATCGAAGAGGTGAGTGGAAATTACTATCAGTCACATAAATTGAAGAAACTTATTTCCGGTGAAGAATTGACGATCAATATGAAGTATAAGGATCAGTTCAAGTTTAAACCGCAAGCCAAGTTCATATTCGCAGTCAATACAATGCCACGTGTTGATGACTCATCAACAGCAACCGAACGACGTATCATGGTGGTAAACTTCAATAATAACTTTAGACTTAATCCCAATACAGCACTTCGTTTCTCGAATGGTATTCTTGCAACTGAATTATCAGGTATTCTAAATTGGATGCTTGATGGGTCTGAATCACTTCGTGAAAATCAAGGATTTATGTCAACGATGGAACAGCGCGATTCACTTCTTGAATATCGTGAAGAAAATTCATCAGTCGAAGGATTTATCGGTGAATGTTTAGACTTTGTAGAAGGTGAAGTAAGCCTCGCTCGTGAATTATACGAAGAATATAAACAATACTGTATAAAGGATGGGCGTAAGTTCAAAGGAAATATTGCATTCTCAAAAGAGATGAAGGCATACGGCAAGCGCTATGAAAAATTCAATCTTCTTGAAAGAAAATCAGGACATGATACAGCTAAGTTTGAAGGGGTCAAGATTAATAAAAATTGGTCGGCTGAGAAGGTGTACACTCCATATAATCCACTAGATGCATTTTAATCTATGAAAACAACAATCGTAAGTATCGATACCGGAGACCCCCGTTTTGCCGAAAGTACATCAGCAGTCGTTCGCACGACATTTGATGGAGTAAAAATTGATCGATCAGCAATAGTGTACACAGGTAGTTTTGAAAAGCAGAAAGAAAGAATCCTCAGTAAATGCGCAGGTGCTGATTTTATTATCATCGAAAAGATAGACTCGACGAACAAGTATCTCGCTCGATCAGTGATTGAGGAACAGATTAATCTAATGAAATTCCTCCAAGAAAATGGATGTAATGTCAACGAGCTTATTAGAAGTGGTAGAAAAGAAATCATAACTGATGCACTCTTAAAACAAATACAATTATGGAGCGAAGGACCGCATGAGACACATCATAATGATGTGCGAGAAGCAACACGAAATGGATTATACTTCATGGTAAAAGATGAAGAGTTAAATAAGATATTATCGAACTATGTACAACATTTTTTCCAGTGAAAACAAAGAAATAGAAAACTATCAAAAAGAAGCTATTGATGGTATTGGTCTTCTTCTCGGCTCGCAGGAGAAAATGAAGAATAGTTTGATGTATTTCAGTATGGGAAAAGGTAAGACGCTCACTGCTGTACAGATTGTGCATAATGCGCAAGTAGCAGAAAACGTCAGTTCCCTAATCATTGTTGCACCACCTTCGACTCATAAACAGTGGGAAGACTTATTGAAAAAGTATCTGACTATTCCATTCAAAATCGTATCACACCAATGGCTCGGTAAGAACGAGGCTATACTCTCCAAGAACCTCTCCAAAACGCTCGTAATCGTGGATGAGGTGCATCAGTCGGCAAATAGAGGTAAAACCCTCACCAAGCTCGTCGCACGGCTCGTGGCAGCGTGCTACGGGGCGATCCTGATGTCTGGGACACCCTTCCGCAACAAAGAAGAGCGTCTGTACGTCGTTCACTCGTGGCTGTTCGAGGAGGTAGGCTCATACGAACATTGGCTATATCTTAATTGCAACACTGAACCAGACCGATTCGCCTACTACCCGAAATTCCTTTCGTTCAAGGTGGGAGAGATTGAAGACTTTTTAGAGTATATAGATGATGGATCACTGAAACGAATCTTTGTTGAAAAAGAAAGTCTCGTGTTCAAGAAAACGGAAGTGAGCCTTCCAATAAATAATCACGATATTGATATTCTTGAGAAGTATTCAGTATATGGGAATAACCGCCTTCAAGTAGCAAATTCTGTTCGTCAAAAACTCGCATATCTCAATTATCTAAAATACTGCAGATACATAGATAGAGGAGAAGACGGAGAAATGGTATTGAGCCATCCGCGAGAAGACATCATAAAAATCATTCGTGGATATGCACATCGGAATCCAATCGTGTACTCTTTCTCAAGTAAAATATCAAAACTATTCTTTGAGAAATATGGTGATGGAGCGTTTCGGGTAGATGGAAAAACTCCAAAGAAAAAGAAGGAAGAAACTATCGCATCGTATAAGAAGAACAAAGGTGTGATGTTTGCAACGGATAGTATCTCCACTGGTACAGATGGATTACAGGAAGTGACTGATCTTATTATTATTCTGGACGACACGATGGACGGTACGAATCGAGAGCAATTGATTGGGCGTATCGCTGGAGGATTTCGAAATACCGGAAACGCAGAGGTCGTATTTATTAGCATAGAATAAAAAGTTATCCACATTGACAGCGGTGTCAAATAGGAATATACTAACAGTGTCGATATAGTAATTCATATTTTATTAAATGAAACAAGAAACAAAAAAACGAAAAGAATTTCCTTTTGTACGAACCAATACACGTATCAGACCAGATCAGGCAAAATACGTAAAAACTGTTATTAAAAAACGTAAGGCAAAAGGAGAGAACATAGGAGAAGCAGAATTGCATCGTGAAATCTTTGACTATTACATGATTACCCACGCACTATAATTTATGTCTACATTATACGAAGAGTATGCGAGTATTGAGAATCAAATTGCTTCACTTGAAGAAAAACGTGATGCATTGAAACCAGAGATTATCAAAGAGATCAATGCGATGGGTAAGACAAATCTTGATATTGGAGTCGGATCATTTGTGATTGCTAAACTCAAGAAGTGGAAATATCCAAAGAAAGTAGTTGAGCTTGAAAATGAACTGAAAGCGGAGATTACAACTCTCACTGACACAATCAAGGAGGCAAAAGCAAAAGCAGAATCAACCGGTGAAGCAACGTTTGAGACAACAGATTCCCTTCGGTTTAAAGCGGTAGAATTATAAGTTAATTTTTTTATATCCAATGGCAACAAAAAATAAGGTAGTTGAAAAGAAACTAGTCGTTGCGAAAGCATCGAAGGCAGTAGTAACAAAAGTTCCAAAAGAAAAGAAAGTGAATGCTCCGAAAAGTTCAGTCGAGCTCGTATCATTCGGAGTGAAGGCAACGATTCCAGTAATGACATTTGGTAATATCCAGCCAGAAATTGTCGTGAAAGCAAAGACAATCGACGAGGCTATTGCATTTGCAATGCCAGTCATTGACAATCTTTTCGACACATATGTCGAAGCACCTCGTGATGGATCACCAAAGTCGAAGTTTTCAAAGGCAAATGTAACAGTTACTGAAAAGCAGGTTGCTCCATCATCTCCAGGCGCACCAACTCCTGTTCAGAAAGCTCCGGTCGCTCTCACACCAGTTGCACCCGTATCAGTTCCTGTTCAAACAGCTGAACAAACTAAAGCATTCGATGACGAACCAGAAACTCCTGTTGCAAAATCTGCAGCGTATGAGANGGGCGAGAAGGCTATAGGCGCAGCGATGAGTTCTGCTGCTCTTGATTTGATTGAAGACCAGATTAAGAATTCAGTTAAATTGTCTGCGGAAGAGAAACCGTTTCTATTTACACTTCTTTTGAAAAAGAGAAAAGAGTTTAATTAATAGTTTAATTTTCTAACATATGAATATATTTTCTAACACAAATACAATTCGTTCACGTGTAATGGATAAAGTTAATGCATTAATTGAAGAGGCAGAAAAAAACTTTATTTTAGATTGTAAGGAAATTGATGAGCAAGCGAAGATTGACAAGGAGCATGCAGCTGATAAGCATGTAAAAGCTCTTGTTGGTAAAGTAATCTAGTGAGTAACAGATCGGTAGTTCAATGGTAGAAATTGCTTCGTGAGCTTTTGCAGAAATGTTTAAAACAACGAAGATAGATGTGGGGTTCGATTCCCCACCCGATCTTATGGAAGAAGAAACAAAAATCTTAATGCTCCCGAAGCCTCATTTGTCATGGAGTCAACTCACTTGCTGGCTTTCAAACCCTGCGCGATACCGCAAAGAGTATTTTGAGAGTGGACAGAAACTTGATACGAAGTTCCTGCGATTTGGAAAGAATATCGCAGAGCTGATTGAGACAGGTCAACATAAGGAACTTCTCCCAGACCTTGAAGTGTATGATTCACCAGAATTTGAAATCAAATGCAATGTGCACATGGTTCCATGTCTCTCATTCATTGACTCATACAATGAAGTTGAGACTCCCTATGTACCAGCAAATGTATTCCGAGAATACAAGACGGGTAAAATCCCGTGGACGAAGGCAAAAGTTCAGAAACATGACCAGCTCGTATTTTATGCAACGATGCTGAAATGGGGTACAGGTATAATGCCTGAATACTGCGATCTTGACTGGATTGAAACCAAAGAACAAGCAAATGAGTCTTTGGACTTCTGGCGAGAAAGTGGTAAAATTATTAACGTGACAGGTCGAATTGTCAGTTTCCACCGTGAGTTCGATGAACGCGAGATCGAGCGCATGGAACAATTAATAGTTAAAGTCGCGTACGAAATTTCAGATGCGTATCAAGCGTATTTGAGAGAGATATAAATATATGGTAAGAACAATGAAAATGCCTCCTATGCAAGTAAAAAAACCTGCTCCAAANGCACCTCCAAAAGCTTCTGCGAATCCTGCTAAAGCTACTACAAAAGCTAATTTGAAAGTAGTATTTGGTATTCCTAAGAAGTAATTATTAATTTTATTTTTTAAATGTATGGCATCAAAAGACCCAATGAAAAAGTGGGAAGGTTCAAAAGCAGATAAAAAAGTAGACACTAAAATGGGTTTGAAAGAAGGTTCAAAAAAGGACAATACGGTAGACCGTAAAATGGCTACAAAATTATTAGCTAAAAAGAAATAATAGTATGGCAAACACAAAAAAGACAAGTTCTTTTGCTGGAAAGAGTAATGTACTTGGTCATGGTGGCCGAGCAGCACAACTGAAAGCACAAGGAGTTCCGGGTGCTGTTATTGGAGCAATTGCACGTTCAAAACAAGCGGCACCTGGTCAGAAAAATTTTTATCCTTCTAAGAAGAAATAATATATGACTGAAGAAGAAATCCGAACAAAATCAAAAGAGAAGATGGATAAAGTAAAAGCATTTTGCGAAGCACTTCAGGTTAGTTTTTCAGCAAAACAACGACTGAACTCTGATATGGTTCTTGAATGTATCGTAGTCTTTACCGATGAAGAAAAATATCCATCAGTAACTCGTGCTCCTGAAACTGCCCAAGTGGGGAATGTCACTCCTCAAAGTGACCCAGTAGCTCCACAATCATAATATGCTTAATTTACCGCTCTATAATAATGTACAAATTCGATTAGCCTTTGAATTTGGAACAATAATATCAGAAACAGCAAAAAAAATGAACGTGGAAATAACTCCTCTAATTATGGAGCGAGCTGAAAAGATTATTATCAATGAACTTCGAACTCGCACGTCAACACAAGTTGCTGGCGATATGGTTGGTCTTGTGCTTGCAGCTTTTGAAGTAAATTAATATACTATAGAAGTGGATACTCGGTGATTTGTAACGAATATTTTATGGTTTGGAATTAATCCGAGCCTCTGGATAAACGCTCAACGGTCCTCTTGTTCCGCTGAAATAAAAAAATACTTTAGCCTTTGATCGCACTTTGTATTCGATCTATATGCCGAGGTATTTTTTTATTTCTATAAATTATGTATTCCTTCGTACAATGCCCCCAATCCTGCTACTTTTGCACCTAATTTTATTCCTTTTTTAATGATTGGATTTTTCTTTAATATTTGATCATATTTTGATTGGCCTAATGTTTTTTCATTAAGAACATTTAAGTTTTTTCTCGATTCAATCAAATCTTTTTGATGTTGGAGATACTGTCGGTATTGTGTCGCTGCTTGTTCACTTTCAGGAGTTGAATTGATACCTCTATTTTTATAAAGAGCTTCTTTCAATTGGTCATCAGTAAGTCCGGTTCTTACATTACGTGATTTGAAATCAGTTAAATCTTTATTCGCTGTATTCACCTTTGAGATATCACCATACTTTATATGATCTTCATTCAATTGGTTCATATTATTACGAATAGTTTTACCAATTTCATCTACTTCAGTAGGTTTTAATCCACTATTCGGATTTAATGCCTCTTGTTTAACTTTTGTTATATATTGATCTATTTGTTTTCTACTATTATTCAAACTATCATTAGTATACAGATCACGAGCAGGAGCGTTATCATCCATTATTTTCATAACAGTTCCAACCATATCATCAGCAGTCTTACTATTTGGCATTCCATTTTTCAAATATGTATGCACTTGTTCAAAATTCATACCACCATTTTTTACTGTTTGCTCATTTAAAAACGGAGTCATTTTATTGTTTGCAAACTCTTTTCCAGCCTGAGTCAATTCTGCTTCTGCTTGTTGTGTTGTTGCTCCGGGAGTAATATATGTAGCAACTGATTTCCCACGTCGAATATCATTCTCAGGAGTGATTGGTTCACTTCCCTTAAATAATGTTGCATCTGTCTTTGGAAGTGCTGCCTCTCCTCTTCCTGTAGGAATTTTTACTCCTCCTACTGTCTTAACACCCGACGAAAGGTTGTCTTTTGTCATATTAATAACATTTTGTTCATGAGCAGCTGTTTCGCTAGTCAATTTCTGTTCAGGAGTTTGAAAGATTTTTGTCTGCGAAAGTCCAGGATATTGTGTTGTAGCAACATCAGCCACTTTACTTTTTGCTCCTGTAAAGAGTTGATTTGCTTTATTTGAAACAGTATCAACTGCTGGAATTGAAATATCCGGCAATTGATGGTTTTCTGCAAATTTTTGAATTACATCAACACCTTTCCCTGCAATATTTTTTAGTATTGTAGGAGTAATTGTTCCAATTACTTTTCCAGCTGCATCAAGAAGTGGTTTGCCGACTAATTCGAGCACTTTACCACTTCCAGCACCTAATGCGGTTTGCAGTAAAGTTTGTGCACTGAGCAAATCATTTCCCTCTTCAAGAGAATTACCAGCTCCATATAATGCACCACCTCCATAAGGATTTCCCGTCGCTAAAGCAGCCGTTTGCAATAATTGTCCTGTTACATCTTTTCCTGTAACATCTGCCAAATTCTTTATTGAAGTACCAGTACCCGGGACAGTCGTTGGTTGATTTCTACCAAGAACTTCAGGATGTTGAGCAAGATACTGATCATATTCAGCTGCTTTTTCGGGACTAGACATTTTTTCAGCCAAATATGCCGCGATATTCGCATATCCACTATTAATACTACTGTTTTGAGCAGTTTGACGTGCATTTTCAAGAGCTTGTTTTTTTTCAGGAGAAAGAAATTGTTCTGCTGCTAGGGTTCCTAAATTACCCACTTCACTTCCAAATTCCCCTCCTAATTTTACGATAGGGTCAACAATAGCTCCTGTTGCTTTTTGAAATAAATTTCGTGATGCAGGAACAGATGGAGTTGCTGGAACAGATGGAGTTGCTGGAACAGATGGAGTTGTCGGAGCAATGGGAACTGGAGTAGATACAGAAGGAGAAGGAGAAATACTATCCCCTCCATATTGTTTTGCAAGAGAAGTATAGTCCACCGGAGCTTTTACTGGAGGAGTTGAATTTACTGCACCGTATTGTTTTGCTATTGCTGAGTAATCCATAATTATTGTCCTATTGCCTTTTTAAATGCATCTGCTTGGGATTGTGTTGGAAAAACATGCATACCCCCGTCAGGATCAGTTACTAAAATTCCTGTACTTGATTGAGCAGATGGAGTTTGTGGTGCTGACCCTGTAGCATCAGTCGATGAATTTGTTGAATTTACTGGATGCAAAGCTACGAAATCAGTAAGTGTTTTTAGATCTTTCTTAAATTGATCTTCACTTTCTGAATTATTCAAAGAAGTAATTGCCGATTTCAATGTATCAAATTCTGTCTGTGTTACACGACCCATTCCTTTTAATAGATTAAGATTATCAAGAACAGGACCACTTATCACTTGATTTAATTTTGAATTAAAATCTGAAGCTGCCGATCCTGGTATAACTTTTCCAAATAATAATCCACCTCCAAGTCCTTTTGCACCAACAGCATCTTCAAATCCGTGGTTATTTGTAACCATATCATTAAGGTCAGATACGGCTTTATTTGTTGCTGCAAGTATATCATTCCCTGAACTTTTTGTTTGTGATAAACCTTGTGTTACTAGATTTTTTAATGTGGCATCTTTAATGTCACTCATTTTTGACTTACCTGAATTTATATTTGTAACCCAAGCATCAACAGTTGGATTTGACCCCGGAACATATGCACTTCCATTACCAATACTCGAGAATGCACTTCCGTCGGGAGTTCTTTTAAGCTCCAAATCATCTTTATGTTTCTGTGCCTGAAGTGCTAGTTGGTTCTTCAAATCAGCAGTTGCAGCGTCCTGTTTCTGTTTCGTGTTGAGTTTTGAAAGAGCATCATTAATAGCCGGATCATAGATACCAGCGTATGCTTTTTCAATTGCAGATAGTTCTTGCGGTGTATATGCAATTCCTGATGCACTCGCTACTTTATATGGGTCTGTCTCACCAACAGCAATATCATTTCGAGAGTTATTAAGACCTGCAGCACTTTGTTGGAGTTGTTCAGTTGTTTGCGGACCTTGTGAAAGAGTATCACCAGCAAATTTTGGAATGTCACCATTTGGTGCACCGGGAGCTGCATTGGCAATATTAGCCGCAATTTCTTGTGGCGTATAAAAAGTTCCATCTGGTTTGACCCATTGTTGAGGAACAGTTACTCCTTTATTAGAATTAGTCGAAACTGGAGCGGTTACTTTTTTATTCGTAACCGGAGCATTTTTGCCTGTATATACAGCATTTAGAGTAGGTCCCGTACCACCAGTCGTTGGTGCGGTAATAACTGGAGCAGTAGGAGCCTGACCTGACGGAGTTGAATAACTTCCTGCTCCATTAGGAAGTGACTGAGTACGCATAGGTACTGGAGCAGTTGTAACAACACCTTTGTTTACTGGAGTCTTAAAAAGGTTCAAAAGTGAAGTTGGTTGACTTGTGCTAAAAAGTGAATTTAATGACATATATTTTACAATTGAGTTTGATAACCAGAAGGCAAAATCTTATTCGCCTTATTCGCTAGTAATGATGCAGCTCGAGTCTGTACTGCTGCTCTATTCGCATTTACTGCTGTACCTTGATAATTTGTCCCTGCTGGATTGTATGCCGATGAAATACTGCCAGAGGAAACATTATTTCGAGCAGCACCCGGGTTGTACACATTACTTGGCGTTTGGTAGTACTGAGAAAGTGTTGGACTTTGTGCAGCATTTGTTCCATATTTATACGCGTAATTACCAGCTGTTGTTGCTATATTTGAACCGGCTTCAGCGACCTTGGCCGCGTCGGCTTTATCATACTGATTCTTCAAATTATTTTGTTTTTGAATACGTGAACCAGAAAAGAGTATTCCATTATTCGCAGCATTCTGATCAAGGTCATTTTTATCAGCAACAAAATTAGTTTTGGATGTATCAAGATACTGAGAAAGTCCACGACTCGTGTCTGCAAGATTTTGTGCAGTTGTGTTTTGGTCATAGTTTTGCTGTTCTTGGAATTGAGGAGCAAGAGCCGCATTTGCTTTCGCTACTGCATTTTGCTGGTCTTCTGCTGAAAATGGTTTACCTGTATTATCAACAACTCCTGACCAATCTCCCGTCATATACGCATTCGTAATAGCATCAGATTGATTCTGTGATGTAAGATGAGAAAGATTGGGATTTGAGGCCACAGCAGAAGAAATAGCTTTATTCATTGCAGCTGTTGTTTGTGGCCCTAGGATTCCGTCCACTTTCAAACCAGCTCCTTGGAGGTTAAGCTGGGTTTGTAACGATTTTATCTGGTCAGGTGTCATATATATATAAATTATACTAATTTAAAAAAAGAATAGCAATTAATAAATCCCATTTTCTGCTAATTTTTTCTTTAAAAGGTCGACTTCTACTGTTAATTCTCTCATTGCTTGCATTAATAATCCAATCATTCGAGTATGCTCAATTTCAAGGCCTTCATCTGTGTGGTGCATGACTTCTTCAGGAAATGTTCTATCATCAAAGTATAAACCATCTCCAAAGTGACCTCTATCTCCGACATATGTTGGTTCAGGAATCTTTCGAATTACATCAAGAGCCTTTGTAACAGTCGGAAGTGGACATGCCACAACAGCACCATAAAAATTACCAAATTTGGCACTCGGAGACCCGATATTATAGACACCCGGCGTATCAGGGAGTATATTACCGCCGATAAGTACATTTAAATCAGGAGTAATTGTAACCAAATTAAATAATTCGAAGGTAGTAGCAGATAAATCGCCTGTACCCGAACCACCTCCTGCCCCATTTGTTGTACAAGCATTATCGACAGCAGGATTAAACGATATATTATTTGTATGATCGGCATAAAAAACAGATGATGACACTTTCTGGATGAGCAATGCTGTAGCCCCTGTGACATTTCCAGTAATTGTGTCTCCAACAGCAAATGAAGTTGACGATGCAAAATTCAACTGTTCTCCAAGTTTACCTAATGCTGAAAAACCATCTTTTCCTTCTCCAGCAATGTATGTAACCACTCCCTGTTTTGTTGGATCAATTTTAGAATAATCACTACTTAAAAAAGTAGGTCGAGAATCATACTCATAGATACGTGTAATTTCGGTTCGAACACTATTTTTACCATGCAATATAATAAAATCAGTAAAAGTTTTCTGGTCAGTAGCAACACCACTTCGTCCAATAAATACGTAATTATTTTGTCCACCAGCAGCTACTTCAGAATAGAACATTTCAAAAACATTTTCTAAATTGTTATTTGCTCCATGACGCTTTTGGATTATAAAATTACCGGGATTTTTGTCAGACCGAATAAATTGAATAGTCGAAGTATCTCCATTAATAGAACCAGTCCCCCCTGTGGAATCATCATAAAAACGAGCATCATTTCCTGATATCTCAACTCTATTAGGTAAAGCTGAAGTTTGAAAAAAACAAGAAGTAATAACTGTCCCTGTAATAACATTTCGAGCATTCTTTGAATTATCATTTGCCTCTTTTATATTGTCAGCAGGAAGAGGAACAGTCCCCCGATTGTTCGCTGAAAGTTGTGAAGCATCTGCTGTACCAGATGTTTGATTCGATTTATATCCAAATCGATTAAATTGTAAATCTTGAAAATTCATTAATTTGTTTCATACCCTTTAACATTAATTGAAAGAATCTCTATTCCATGAATAACTATTGGTGTACCTGAAGAATTACCAGTAATACGTAATCGAACAACTTCAAAATCATCAGTAGATGCATTTGGGAAAAGAGACATATTCTCTTGATCGACTGTTCCAATATCTCCCCATACATTAGGAGGTTGTTTCTGAATTTGATATTCTACTCGTGCCCCCGCTGCGTTTTCTGAGTATAAATTGACACCACTAATAGCTTGTGTTTTTGCATACACATCAGTAAAACTACGCCATCGGTCAATATATTCAAAATAAATAGAATCATTAAAATCAGTAAATCCTGTATCAAGTTGACCTAGTACATCGCTTGTTATAGAACTTGAAGATGTTCCAATGAGTTTTTTCACTGATATTCCATCATTATAGACAACCATCGAATTTATGAGTTTGTGAGCATAGTCATATATTGTCCATACTTGTGTTGAGATTGTATACCGAACGACACAATTGCGATATGTTACACCTTCTACGGTAACAGTCCCAATTGCCCATGAAATTGAATCAAATTGATCCCATTGACCGACAATAGTACTATACTTCGACAAGGGGATTGCTTGTACAAAGTCGATAATACGACGCGAGATTTCAGTTGGTTGTCCGTCGTAATTAAATTGATAGAAACCAGATGAATGATGGAAATATAGACCATCTTTCGCTTGTACGATTGATTCTTGTGAGTATGTTCCAACATTGTATGCAGGGTATGCATCTACTGATGTTGCACCATAAATTCGATAAATTGAATTTTGTTTGAATACAAGAAGAGCACGAGGGACTCTGAACAATCCAGTGAAAGTCTGTCCATCTTGTGGAGAAAAGTTTTGAATAAAATTAGTATTGATATCAAATGAAAGAGTATATGTATCCGGTGGGGCAAATTGCACAATATCTGTATAATAAATCACATCATTTACTGCATCTGCTACCCATACGCGGCCCTCGAATCCGGCAGAAATATAGTCCGCAGGAGGAAAATCAGCAGGGACAAGATCGGTCCCGAAACTACCTCCATTTGAGGTTTGAACAGGAGAATTAAATGTTCCATTTACTCGCCAAATATAGTTCAAGAATTGTGCCCATCGAGCCTTCGTATCAGCACCAATTGAACCTAAATTTGTCCATGTTAATTGATCCCATACAAGATATGTGTTTCCACATTGTATGAATAGTCGATGAGTTCCTAGAGAAGATGAAGCATATATCGAGAAAATCATATCATTTGTTTGAGGAATCCAATTTATGAGATCACTTGAAAATGATTCATTACCAGGTCCTGCACCAGTATTATCAATACCTGCAGCAAGAAAATTACTTCCGTCTCCACCAGCATAATTTAATACCGCAACATATGTAACTGCTGGATTCAAAAGAATCCGATTTGCAATCGTAAAATTAAATTGTTGAAAGGCAAAAGATGTTCCAATTGTTGAAATTGGAACCAAGTCTGAAGTAGCTAGGATAGGTCCTGTAGGAATTGCATTTGTACCATATGTACCAGTTGCAGCAAAAATTGTAACCGCAATATTTCCTCCGGGAGAACCAGTTTTACTTATATAAAATTGAATATTATCCAAACGACATTGCGTTGGTACTTGAAAAGCTTGTCCAATTGCAATAACTGATCCGTTAAAAAGATCAGTTGTCACATTTTGGTGACTTGATCCCCATGATATCTGTTCTGCAGGGACACCCTTTGTTTGTAATGATGCCATTGAAAGAATATCAAGAGGAACTGTTACTGGAAAACTTTCTCCATAATTAGAAACACCTAAACGAGTTTGTATGGCACCAACTCTATCAAAGTTCATATTTACTGCAATCTGAGCTGAATTTTGTGGTGTAACCGTATCATCAAGTTGTGCAGTTCGAATAATCCCCTCTGTAGGAAATGGAATTTTAATATTTTTTATTGAATCACTGTTCATATAGTTAAAAAGTTATCACGAGCAAATAATGTATCTTCATTCGTTGCAGTTTCGGCCATACGATCCCATTGAATTTTATTCTTTTCAAAACTCATGTGTCCCATAAGTTTAATTGCTGCTTTAAAATTAGCATTGATATTGATTGCACAGAGAGCATTTCTGCGCGCAACTTCACCTTGTTGAATATTCCAATAAGCAACAGCAAGCATAAAAAATGCGTCAGCACGTTCAGGAAGCCATGTTGCAATATGTAAATATATTTCAAGATATTTTATAGCATTCAACCAATCTTTTCTATACCCCAGTTCTCTTCCTAGATAGTAAAGAGCACGAGTATTTTCTGGTTCTGAATCTATAACTTGTTGAAGGATTCTTATATTTCGGTCAGGGTCAAGAGTATGAGCTGGAGATGAACCAAAAGTAATTCCAACTTCTATATTTTGATCTGCTATAGAATTAATAAGTTCATGTATTTTACCAATCCAAAAAATTTCTGGTGTATTTCTGAACAGACGTGGAACATAAAATTTAAAATCACCTGATTGCATTCGTATACCAACTGCATTACCATCAAAAGTTGATATAAAATCTCGTATTTTCTCAATACCACCTTCTTCCATAACTTCATCAGCATCAATTGAAATAATCCAGTCTCCTGTACAACTTTCACGTGCAAAATTACGTGCTGCAGAAAAATCATCGCACCATTGGAAACTGTACACTTTATTTGTCGCCATAAGAGCAATTTCTACTGTTTTATCAGTCGAACCAGTATCTACAATTACAATTTCGTCAGCTCCTTTGACACTTTCAAGACATTGAGCAAGCATAGCTTCCTCATTTCTTACGATCATTGCAATTGAAATCTTATTTTTATTCATTATGATAATTTACCTATTTGGGTACTTAATTCCTTAAGTACCCTTTAGAAAAACTATGCAGAGAGATTTATATACACATTCCAAGTACCGGTACCAGTGTTTACGAAGAGTAAACGAGTACCTTTTCCTGAAGGAACGGCAGCAGTACCAATAACAGTAGTACCTGTTGCACCAGTAATTGTGAGTGTTTGACCACCTCCAAGGTTTTGGAAAACAGTTGAGAAACTAGAACCGACAACTACTCCCGGAACAGCTGCTGAGAGCAATGTTCCAATAGGAAGAGTGACTGTACCAGCACCTGTTGCACCAGTTTGTGTAACAAGACCAGTAATAAGTTGAGCTGCTGTTGGTGTACTGTTTTGAACAGTTCCAAGAGCAGATTCAACTGTAATACCAAAAGGAGAACCAATTGATGTCCATGCTGGTACTGCAGTTGTTCCACTCATAATGTATACACCAGAACCATTATAGTCCTGAATAATACAATCAGGAGCGAAAATACCTGCAAATCCTGCACCTGCATATTGTGAAATTGGTCCTGAAATCAATGTTCCTTGAAGAACATACTGATTTACCGGTGTTGCCAATGTAATATCGATTAGAGGGATATTTGGGTTTGATTTAGCCATACGTTTATTCGCAGTAGGATGCGAGCCATTTAATTAATAAGTCTCTATAGTGGTAGCCTGTCCTGTGTAAAGATTGTTGAAAAGTGCAGTAAGCAAATCTCCAAACTTCACTAAATCAGGGTCATTTTCGCTCAAAGTAACATCTTTTCGATACTTAATCGCGTATTTAAGATACCATTTATAAATCTCTCGATATGGTTCAGGTAACTCTTGGTAGAGGTCTGTTATCTTATCAAGTTTTTTATAAAAATCTATATAAAGATTGTTTCCCTGCATTGAATCAGGAATCAGACTATTAAAATACAATTTGTTACTCCAAACTGTATAAAAAATAGGCTGAGCGATAGTCGGGTTCGACCACACCCGAGTTCCTGCAGGGATATTTCTAGTAATTCCAGTAACGCCAGTGAGCTGGTTTGTTACAAGATCAACACCTGTGTATGCAATTTGCATAATAAGTTGATCATAATCAGTAGTAGCAACATACGCTACTCCATTACCGGTATCCCAGAAATCTCCGGTACTATCGAGAGAAAGAGTTGTATCACCAATAGATGCATTAATTTGAGTTGTACCTCCCATAACATTATACGATGTTTGATTCCAAGAACGTTTATCAATATATTTTAGATTATAAGGAGCAAGAACATTCCCAAGGAGAAATCGACATGCAAGAACTGATCTATCGGTATCTGTAAAGTCAATATTATCAGGTAAATCAACAGAGTTATTACCAGCAAGAACTTTCAATGGATGTTCGAACTCTTCGAGCCACGCATGACGAATCCCGTAAAGCTTCATTTGAGCAAATTTACGAGCATCTTCCATTGATTTTATTAGAAATGTTGTATTAATCTTTGGATCATTCTCTGAAATTCCCATAGCATTTGTTACTGAGTAACAAATCTCAGCAACAGAGTTTTCAGGATATGCAAGAACACTGATTGGAACAGAAAAACTTGAAACATCAGAAGTCTGAGAATTTTTCCATTCAACTTTATAATAATCAGTCGTAAGTCCTAGAGAATCAAGTATTACAGTATTCTGTTGTGTAACTTGCATTAAATTACTTGCAAGAANAGTATATGTACCGTCAATTGTTGAAGATTTATATACATTAACAGTATCATATACTACTTGTTGCACTAAATCACCCCGATTATGAAGTTGTTTTGTCGCAGTTACAGTAAAATTTTGGTCAGTGTGTGTTGACGCATATCCAAATTCACAGTTTTCGGCTCCAAGATTCGAAAGGAGAAGTATAATTGACCCTGCAGTAAAGTCTGTCGCATTATCAACTGGAATAGCAGTAGCTCCAATCGCCAAATTGGTCGCAATATACGTAAAAACTTTACTCGTCAATTGATTCGGAATTACGATACTGTTTCCTATATTATGTTTTATGACAATTTGTGGAAACATATAGTTTAATTGTACATTATTTTATATCTAATAGTCAAAATAAAATTAATTATGTCCATATACTGTTACTATTGAACCAACAGAAAAAGTATTCGATCCATCAGCTAAAAATTGTATCGAAGAAATATTTGCTGCCCCTGACCATTGTCCTGCTCCTACTATCGTAGGTGGTATCGAACCTCCTCCTGAAATATATTGATTATAAATAGTTCCAAATCCGGGTCCATCATTGTTTATATATATATTTCCATAGTACACGTTATCATTTGTGGGACCCAATGTTAGATTACTATCTCCTGCAGCATTTAAATAACTCCAAGAAGTTGACATTCTAGCCAAAGACCAATTATAGAACATTCCTGAATTATTAAATGTCATGAATAGTTTCGAGGTAATAGTTGCTGTCAATCGTATTTCTACCCATAAATATTTATATGTACTCGGTGAACAAGAAACAGAAACGGTTCCAGTTGCTGACCCTGAAACTACTGTTTGTCCTATTTGATTCCAAAGACCATTACTGCCAGTCGGACCGGTTGCTCCGGTAGGACCAGTCGGACCGGTGGGACCTGTACCTGTACCTCCTGTAGACCCAGTCGGACCGGTTGTTCCGGTAGGACCAGTCGGACCGGTGGGACCAGTACCTGTACCTCCTGTAGATCCAGTCGGACCGGTTGCTCCGGTGGGACCTGTCGGACCGGTGGGGCCTGTACCTGTACCTCCTGTAGACCCAGTCGGACCGGTTGCTCCGGTAGGACCAGTCGGACCGGTGGGACCTGTACCTGTACCTCCTGTAGACCCAGTCGGACCGGTTGCTCCGGTAGGACCAGTCGGACCGGTGGGACCGGTGGGACCGGTGGGACCAGTAGTGCCGGTAGGTCCTGTAGGAACAGCATGTCCTGAATCAACCCATGCCATACTATTCTCATCCCATATCCAAATAGTGTTGGTAGATGCAACTTCTGCATATGCACCAACAAAACCGATTGGATATGCAGTTGAAAGAGCAGTAGGATTTATAAAATATCCCACGAAATTTGGATCTGCTCCTTGATTTGATAAGTATGACATAATTTTTAATTAATTATTTGGAATAATACTATTACCAGCTAAAAGATGTTCACCGAACATGAGAATTGGTAAAAGAGCATCAAGACTTTCAGTCGCTGGAGACATACCATGCACTGCTTGAATACCTGCTACCCCTGCCGTAAGAATGATAAGTGCGATAGTTCGCACACTATGCCAATTGATTTGTGTCATATATGTATGATTAATTATTAATAATTTTTTCTACATCTTCCACATCAGTTTCACTTTCTGTTGTTGCACCTGTTTCATTGTTCACAATGAAACTTTCAGGTTTATACATTGGGTCACGCATTGCTTCATCTGCTGGTTCATCACCAGTGAGATTACAGACAACTTGGATGTCAGGATTACCGATACGTGATTGTATTTCTGCTTTCACTTCATCCATTGTTTTCTTTCCATCAAGAGAAATTGTCTCCCATGATAGTGGACGGAGTGTGCCATCTTGTTCGTTCAATTCTGAACGTACCATGCACACTTTTGTCTGATTCATGTCTTCAAAAAAAGACACTTTATAAATTTGTTCTACTTCTTTCATACTTGTTTACTCGTCTAATTAATAATCTTACGCAGTGTATTGTTTTATAACACTGAGAAAGTCTTGTAAATTGTTGTATCCCCCATTAACGAGATACCGTACCTGTGTCCAATTCTGTGCGTTACATGCGTCTATACAACCTCTCTCTTTGAAGTATAGAGCAAATATCTTAGCAGAAGTGGCAAGGTCAAGAGCTAGTTCTGGGTGACATACAAGGTCTACTCCTATTATACCACCAAAGTGAGTGTAGTTGGCACGCCCTGTGAGTTGGATAAGTCCGCGTCCTTTGTATTTTACTCCATCGCCAGGGATAAGATTCTGTAAATCTACTCGTCCCTGATATTCTTGACCACTAGCGATTTCTTCAACGGGTTTAAACGCTCTACCACACTCAATTCGAACAGTAGCGATTGCACCTGTCATTACATTGTCTGAATACACACCTAGGTCATTCAGTGCCTTAGAGATGGCATCATAACAATCACTTGCACTCTGTTGATTTGGTGTCCCCATGTAAAAGGACATGAATTTGTCTTTAGTCATTATTTTTCTCCTCCTTTTAAGAGTGTCATAATCTCACGAATATCGAGTTGAATTTTAGAAATTGCCTCAGACAGTCTATCTTTGAGGGTGTCAATTTGGATACCTGACGCGACTACTTTCTGCTGTAAGTCACCAATCTTTGCGTCATGGTTTTCCTTTTGTTCTTTTAGTTTGTCAATAAAGTTTTTGTAGTCTTGTTCTCGTAGACGAGCAACTTCTTTCATTTGACTATACGTATATCCACATGCAAAAACAAAAGAGATAATTCCGAAGATTGTCTGCCAGTATGTATTGATAATATCTACAAGACTCATATATTAACTCGTCTGTGTGTCTCCACTGTTATCAGTTGGAGGAACAACAACAGGGAACGTGACGTTTGCATTTAGGTCTGCCAAGAGAGTTTCCTCTGCTGTTTTGTTCGCTGTAGTTATGGCAATAACTTGCGTTGAAGCATTGATACGACTTTGTATCATTTTGACAGTTGTTGTTTCGACCTTTCCACCGACATACTTGATAGCAACAAGACGATTCTCATTCGCTGTGTCTGGTGCGGTATCCAACAATGTATACCCTTGTACTTCCTTGTTATGATATGTGATCATATATTTCCTAGGGACATTCCCTGACTAACTAATAATAGCGACTGAGGTTGCCAAGCCATAGATTATTGTGCGTGATGACTACTGTTGATTATCCAGTAGTTATATGTTCCATCGTCCCAATACTGGAGGGTAATAGAGCATGAATTATCTGAAAATAGAATACCTGTTTCTAACTGTAGAGAATANATTGAACCAGAAAATGGAGAGCCAATAGAATATCCATTTCCGTCTATGGTGATTCTATTGTTTCCGTCTGTTGTTGAGAGCGTTACTGTATAACCATTTTTGATATTCGCACCTTGTGGAAGAATAAAAGTATGACTAGTACTAGGATTCACCATGTTTACATGATTTTCATTTCCGCTGAGGAGGTAGTCACCATCATGTATATTTACTACATCTGATGCGACTGCACTAACGAAACTAATATACGGATTATTATTTATATCTACACCCCATTGTGTGTTTGCAGTAGTTTGGTTATACATCACCATGCTATTGCCACTAATTTCAGAACGGAGATAGTTACCACCTGAATCCCAACCAAAGCGAGCCATCTGATTTCCTTGGTCAATATGTACTCCGTTAGTGTTACTATCTTTAAAGAATAATACTTGATTATTCATGTCTGACTGCAAGAATGTATACCCACCGAGTGAGAGATTCAAAGTATTTGTACTTCCAGGGTCAAATGAAATACCTGCACCGTTTATAGAGTCTTGGAAGTAGTACTGGCGAGCTGCTTGATTTCCATAAAATGAAGTACCATAGTTACCACTGTAGAATTGAAATGAGTAATTATTTGCAGAGAAAGCAGCGTGCATACCACCAGAGCCATATGCGTCATTAACATCTCCAAAGTCAATGTTTCCTCCTCCTGTAGATTTGAAGAAAGCATACTGATAGCCGAGTTGTCCGTAGTTCGTATTACCGTCTATAGTGAGGTAATCTATACTAGCACTTTTTACATTCAAGACACTCGTACTTGGCGTGAGTTCTATTCGTGTACCTGACGTACCTACGAGCAATGCACTGGTACTCGGATTAAAGGTGAAGTTTGCATTACCACCTATAGCATTTGTTCCTGTGAAGTATGAGACTTGGTTTGCGGTTCCAGAGCCACCGATTGCTCCTGTAGGTCCAGTTGCTCCTGTAGGACCAGTTGCTCCTGTAGGACCAGTTGCTCCAGTAGGTCCTGTAGGTCCAGTTGATCCACCTCCTGATGGATTTTGATTTGATAAAAATGACATATATTATTTATGTATTACTTGGTATACGTTTACTCATAATAGTTCGTTGTGGTAAAACTGGTCTACGATATTCAAGAATAGCACGTGGAAGTTTATCTATCACAATCATTGTTTCAGTAACATTTTTCTGATTCACTGCAATAATTTCATTTGAAGTTTTTTTAATTGTTTCAAATGTATTTATAAGCATATTCAAATTTCTTTCACTCACATTCTTTACATGATCAACAATTGCTTCTAAACCTCCAGTTCTATCAAAAACTTTATCATGAACAAGAGTTAAAGTTTCGATAGAAGATATAAGAGTATCTTTAGTAACATTCAATGAAACGATTGCCTGTCTTATTAATGGAATTTCAATAAGAAGAGTTGTTTTTTGTTTTTCAAGTTCAACGATTTCACGTGAAACAAGTGTTGCACGAGTCTCTTCTTGCTTCAAAATCTCTGCAAGACGACCACGTCCTTCATTGATTTGATTTACAATATCTGTATTTGAATTTGTTAATTCAATATTTTCTTTTTCTTTTGCTATTTTATCAATAGTAAGTCGAGAAATATCCTTAAGGATTTCATCCCTCTTGGTTGCCCATGTTTCGAGTTGTTTTTTTTGAGCTAGGGTGAAATCTTCCATAAAGATTATTGTCTTATTGAATAATGTGCAGAACCGATGAAATTTCCTCCAGTAATACGAAGTACAACATCTTCTCCAGGTAGAAATTCAAATCGAGGACGGTTATCTTCTCCCGATTCATCTTGTTCAGTCAAACCCTGACCTGCATCGAGATTAAATGTTGCTAAAATACGTTCTGCTGCTGACTGATTAATTGCAACGACTGACAATGTACCTGTAGCTNAGAGATCACCAATTAATTCATGGAGATAAGTCCAATGATCAAATGTTCCTGTGACTGCTTCAGCAAGAATAATAACCGTATCACCTACTGGAGCCGATACTGGAATTGAGATTTTCCTTGAATGGGCATCTTGTAACATATATATTTAAAAATTATTTTTAATAATGGTTTTTTAGGTGATCTACCTATTGAGGTACTCCTCCTAAAAGGAGTACCCGGTAGATAGACTACAATTAACCTGCTGAAGTTCCATTTCCAGCTGACCACATCCAACCACGAAGATCAGATGCACCCAATACTGCAAGAGAGTTGAAGTTCAACACAAGATCTTGGTTACCTAGCAAGTCCACAACTGCTGGCTCGGCACGAGTAGCAAGTGCTTCAATATAAAGGAATCCGTAGTCTTGTCCGAGCATTTTTGAGTCAAACATTCCCCACATAAGACCATCAAGACCGAGGTTTTGGTATACACCAAGTTCAACGACTTTGAAAGTATCTGTAGCAGGAGCGTTATTGAAGAGGTTTGTCTGTTGAGGAGCAAGACCTTTATCAATAGTACCCTTGATTGTTTTCGCGTACTGAGCAGTGATAGAACCTGAACGACACACAAGTGTATCGAGAGTTGACATCAAAGGCATTTGGCGACCATCTTTCTTCAATGACTGTTGGCGACGAGCCGCAAGCAAAGAAGAATATGTAAACTGTGGTGAAGGAATTGTATCCACAATAACATTTGACCATGTTGGTCCACCATCTTCAGATGGGTGAGTTGCTGACCAGTAAGGAACAGCATCTGCACCAACTGTTGAAATTGGAGTAGGAGTACCTACAGCATTGATCGGCACAAAAGTGAAAGAAGTTCCGAAACCTTGAGAGAGAAGAGACTGCGCGAGATAGTTCTTTGCATGCTCAATAGCATCTTTACCTTCCAAAACTTTCTGTTTTACTGTTGCTTTGATTTTAGCCGCAGGAGATTCAAACAAGAAGAAGTTTGATTGGAATGATAGACGAACCTTCTTTGTGAAATGCATTTGTGTATAGTTCTTCGAGAAACCCTGAATTGGAGCATCTGAAGCACCTACACCACCATCGGGAATGATTTCACCCATTCCAAGACCAGTTACTCCGGTATCAGAATAGATACGTTGGTTATCTTCTACCTTGTACATAAAGTCAAGATATTCAGATCGAACACTTGGAGCAACTTTTGGAGCGATATATTTGATAACGTTGTTGACTATGACTGCATAGTCATTGATTGTACCGTACATATATTATTCAAAAAATTAATTATTAATTGGTTGCAAGAAATACAACAAGAATTTTCTTGTCAGAAGCTGCACCATAGACACCGACCTGTCGTACTACACCAACAGCAGATGTTGTACCTGTGTTGTTAATGAGTCCATTGTTTGCACCAATAATCATATCTTGACCATTATGTGCTGCATTTGAGTTGTTTGTTGAATCTGCTACCCAAATATCTTGTGTGTATGGATCGAAAACTGGACATTGTGTAAGTGCATCACCAGATGAAATTGTCTGGTTAGCTACTCCACAAAGAGTTNCACGTGTTGACGAAGAAGTCGCCGCTACAAGCAAACCAGATACGAGATCATACAGCAAACCAGAAGTCGTCGCTGTCCCAGATGCTTTATTTTGCATAGTGAGAGAACGAGTAGGGTTCTTAATTATTGCTTGAAGAAACATATCGTTAATTGAGGATATGATCCTATTCAGAAAGAAGTTCAATAGCTTTTTCTTCAGACATTCCGGTTGCCTTCATTTCTTCAATAGATTTACGTACTTCAGGAGAAAAATCTTGTCGAGCACTTGTTCCACCAGGGAACTGCATCGCATTGACTTTTTGTGCAACATTTGCACCCTTTAATACACGTTCTTCTATTGTTTCAGAAGGTTTGAACATCGCTTCTTTCGCGAGTTCGAGGACAGTGAGTAATTCTTTTCCTGTTTTGCCTTGCCAAGCATAGTTGTCTTCGACAAAATTGAAAAAAACTTCACGCATATCAGGATCTTTTAATTCTTCATGTCTTCCGACAAAAGTATTAAGAGTACTGGTAGTTTCCTGTGCAAGACGTTCTTGTCTAATGATTTCTGCTACATCCTGTGTTGTTGCACCACCAAGAGCTTTTAATCGTTCTCGATCTGCTACAATAGCTGGATCTTCTACAACTGGATTTGGATCAATAACCTGATTAGATGGGTTATTAATTTTATCAGTACCACCAAGATTTTTTAATTGGCTTTTTGCCGTCTTAATTTGTACTGACAATGTTTCCTTTGCTTCAGGTGTAGTGGCTGCTTGTCGTCTCTTTACGAGATCAAACAGTTCAATACGTTTTTCGAAAGCCTCATCTGATTCGAATTTACCTTTGTTCGGTATTCGATTATGATCACTTTCTCCTGCTGCGGGAGATGGAGGAGTGCTGGGATCTCCTTCCGTAGAAGGGTTTTGATTTGGAATACCTTCTACTTTGACTGGTGCAGAAACTGGTGCTTCTGGTACCAATGCATTTCCAGCTCGTACCGATTCTATAGATGCATTTAATTCTGCATCGAGAGCTACTTCATCTACATTCGGTATATTGTTTTCTGATTCCATATATTTTATCCAATGAATATCGTTTCATGGCGACGATGGTTACTTATAATTATAATACCTTGCAAAAAAGAATGCAAATTATTATTCACTTCTTTTAAGAAATGTTAATACTTTTCGAAGTTTCAATTTCAAAGTATCTAGGTTTACTGAACCTTCTCCGATAAAAGAAATTGCATGTTTCTGAAAATCTCCCGGTAGACTATCTTCAGAAGCTCCAACAGTAGTTGCTCTGCGAAGAGGGACAATGATAATATAAATTTCTTTATTATTTGATTTATAAAATAGAAATTCTGAAGCTGATTCACCAAATACTTTCTTAAATACTTCAATCATATCTTCACGATCTACTGGCATTCCACAAATTTGATTAAAATATGCTGGAGCTATCACTTTTTCTTTTAATTTTGTAACAGGATTTTCAACTTCACCACTAATGAAATAATCTTTCTCGTCAACATCTTCTCCATCAATATTTCGAAGAATGAGTTTAGATTTTTTCTTAGCAGTTTCAGCTTTTTTTGCATTAGCTTCCTTAATTTGATCCTCTTGTTCATCCTGTTTATTTTGTCTTTCTTTTTGCTCAATAAGATCACTCAACATTTCATCAGTAGTAGTATCAGTATACTTAATACCTAATTTGTTAGCTTTTTTTTGATTATCAGTCAATGCCATACTTTATAATGACTATCCCGTCATTAGGGGTTCTTAATTTTTAAATAAATTTTTAAAAAATTTATAAAAATGATTTATAAATTTTTCTTGATGCGGTGTAATTTTCTTTCTTACAGCATCCATATACTCCTTTGTTAATTCAAAAACCTTCACATCATTATTAATCTTAGCAATTTTCATTGCTTCTTCGATTAATGCAAATTCGATTGGATATGGATGTCTATATTCCAATCGAATTTCTTCACCTTTACTGATATCACGTTCAGCAATGCATCGAATTTGTCTAACAACTTCAACAACATTCACGCGATCATGTTCAACGAAAGTGGCTGCCAACGTTTCTGCATTTACTTGTCCAACAAGAATTGATGACATTTCTTCTGCTGATATTTCAAATTCATCACCAGAAGGAGTAATAAATTTCATCAATTTCTTTTCAATCGCTTCATCAGAATAATTTACTTGAAGAGTAAATTTTTCTTTTTTCATTTCAACAGGAGTTTTCATTACTTTTTCCCAATTAAACTACCTCTTTTAATTTCCTCCAAATGATCGACCAAATCCCGAAGGATATCAGTTGAAGTATCGATGATGATTGCATTTTTCATTGTCTCCCATTGATCCTTGCCAACGAGAGGCACTTGTTTGAGAACATCTTTTACGAGTTCTACTATATATGGTGCAAGAGGACTTTGTGCAAGTGCAATCTTATTCTGATTCATTGTTTGAAAAACAGCAATCTCAGGGTCAATTTTTTCATTTTCTGGGATTTCAGGAAGATCGGCAAGTGGTTTATCTTTCAATGATTTTTTATTTTTAATTTGTTTTTTTGTATTCATAAATTATTTTCCTGGGAAAAAGGGAAGATTACCTGCACGACCAACACTCGCGTCAACTGCTGACCCCATAGGTGATTGAGGTCGTGGAACATTATTTACAGGAAGTGGTGCGCCGGGATTTGGATTATCTGATATCCCCGGTTGTCCAGTATCTTGTTGCGGTACAGGTTGTGATTGCAGTGCAGGTGCGATGCCCACTTCTGATAGAAGTTCTTGACCACTTGGCGTTGCTGCATCTGCTTTAATACTAACATTAACCTTTGGTATTGAAGATGGATCTGGAGGAGGTTGTGGTAGATTCTCAGAAGGTTTTAGAGCAATAATATCATCGTACTGTTGCTTTGGAATATAGTCATAAATATCTTGACGTTGAATATCAAGAAGTTGCTCTAAAGAACGAAGTTGTGATGCAGCTGCTTCTGGATCACTACGACGGAGAGAATAAATAGTATTAATTTGATTTGTAATAACTGGAAATAGGGCCATAAAGGTTTGCTTCTGAATTTCAAGTGATGGAAGAAGCATTGAATCAGGATCAATAACAAATTCGACATAGTCACTTGTATGTCCATGTGCATTCATTTCATCAAAGAGCATCTTTGCGGATACACTTCGCGTAGGAACATTCTCTAGCATTTCTCCATCGGGTGTAAAATCAAAATTGAGTCTAAGATTTTTTGAAGCAGTTACAGCATATCCTTTAGGTTTTCCATTACTATCTGTAATCGCTGCTGATTGAATAAAGTAATCAGGATTTTGCTTCACAAATTGTGTAACATCTCCATCATTATCCATCATAAAAACTTTATCCACTGAATATGTCTGTTTAATCCATGAAAGTGCAATATGAGCATCTGATTGAAGACCATTCATCATTGAATTTTTTGGAGGAGTAAGACGATTATAGGCTGCTTCTTTCAAGATAACAGTTGAACCGAGAGTTGATTCTGCATTCTGACCTGCAACAATATTATTCACACCAGTATTTTCTTCAATATCTTGTTTCTGTTTATCAGCAAATGCAATACCTTGCGAAACATTACCAGTCGTTCGAACCACATCAATTTGTGTACCCGGATTTTTTGGATTCACAATGTTTGGACCACGTTTGTATGATGCAGTTCCATTCTGAACTTGTGCTCCGAAAAGAAGTGGATAGATTTCTGCTTCCACTTGTTGTGCATTAAGAGAATTAATATATGTAAATAAAGCTGTATTTCCTCGCATCAATTCATAGAGACCTACTCCATGAGGATCATTTAAATCGCGAGCAAAACATCGAACAACAGTAACAGAACCATATGATTCATCATTTGGCATTTCTCCATCATAAATAACCATCTTTCCGCATGCGACAATGAATCGGTTCATCAAAACATTTTCATAATATCCAATCGTTACTGAATGACGAGCTTTTTCTTGGTTCTGATCTTTAGATTCAGTTGTTGTTGAGCAATAATCAAGTGATCTTGCATTCTTGACTGCATCAGGATACTTTGCAAAGAACTCACTCTTGAGCATATCCTTTTCATAATATACTTCAAATTGTGACCAGTAATCTCCATTAGTAAATCCAAGTCCAAGCCATGTGCGAGCAGGGTCGAGTGGTTCACGATATATATCATCAAAAAGAATTTTATCCACACCTTGACGTTTTACTGAAACACGACGTGGATATGTACGAAATGCAGCCCATCCATAGGTAAGAAGATTCTGAAATGTAAGAGTGAGAGTATTCTCACCATTGCCTCCTTTCAAATACCATGTACGTTTCCACAATTCATAATATGCTTTTACTGCAACCTTATCATCACCTATAACTTCAGCATCAGGTAATTTTCCAGCGAGTACACTCGTTGCAATCATGATTTTTGAGAATGCAATAGGTTCTTGTGATACTGGAACACCGGATCTATTCTGATCGCGATCAGTAATTTTCTGTGGATAAACGTTATAGTCATAGGCTCCGTTAGCCATTTTGTTATAAAAGACCATTGACCCCCATCCATTTGATTCATAAAGTTTTTGTCCATATGAAACAGCTGTTGAAACAAGATTGTCTTTGATTTCATGATAAAGAGCATCAAACTTTGTTCGATATTGGGACTTCTTCATGTCCTTTTTCTTCTCTTCAAGAAATTTTATTGTTTGTTTATCGATAACAGCTTGTGTTTTGGTATCAGAACCAGTATCAACACTGTTAGGATCGTTTGGAATTTCCATATATGTCAATTATATAACTTGTAATTTCTAAAAGCAATCATTTTAACATCTTATCCCCATCTTTTCCGTATTTTTTTTGAAATTTGTATCTCAAAAATGATAATGAAGTAGGTTTTTTATTTTTTCTACCTTTTTTTGACCTATGTTCACGATGAAAAATGATATTCTGACCTTCTTGAAGATTAAAATGTAAAGATTTAATTCTTCGTGCCATCATATAGTTTTTATTCTTCGCCAAATATAATACGCATCATGTTTGGTGTGTTCTCAGAATCTTTACTACCAATATATTTCCCTTGTTCTTGCAGAATTGAATACCCAATCGCTGCGGCCATGATAACGTCATCATGTTTCCCTGCCAATGCTTCCGGGCGACCTTTCGCATTTCGTAGAAATGTTACCATTTCAGTGAGAATTACTTCCGGAAATCCGTCATTCATTCGCAAGAATACTGCTTTAAGAGCAGCAAGAGAGAACGGACGCGTTGCACTTGTAGTTTTCCAACCAAAGAATTTTGTTACCTGTTTAGTAATATCATCGAATGCTTTTCGATAATAAAGATTTATATATCCAAGTTTATCAAGCCCGTCATTTACCCAAAGACCATCCTTGTTTGATTCAATTCCAAGTAATGCCCAGTTGTAAAATTTACCCAAGTTATACGCCTCTGTAATAAATTCATCAGGTGGAACATTCGAACGATATATCGCTACACATTTTTCTGTACGATGGTTAATAACATAGAGTACCTGAGAGTCACCATGTGCAAGACCTTCTGCAGTGTCTCCTCCGATAATATATCGATCATTTGGATTCGGCATTTCAAAAATTTCTAATCGTCCTACTGAATGTTCCAAAAAGTTTACTTCGCCTTTTTCATTTTTAAATAATTCTCCCTTGGTTCCAGCAATAGCATTCTGCAGCATTGAGAATACTTTGCTCGTTGGAAAATATGTTTGTCCTGTTGAAAGGAATGCTTCTTCAGGAGTCGTTGGATATTCTTGGTGCAATTTGTGTAGCGCGTCAGTTGATCCTTTACCACCCATCTGTAACCATTTCATATAGTAATACGTAATCTCAACATCACTAAGATTGTGTTCTTTTTGATATTCTCCCCAATCAATTTCTGATTGCTCCATCTGTGTGACAGGAATTGTTTCCGTAATCTTTTTCATTTCCATATCGTCATATTGCCAATTATAAAAATGAGGTAAAAATTCTACACGAGAAACCATTGGAGTAATTCGATCTCGTTTAAGCCAACCACTATTAAACATTTCGTAGAAACGACCCGCCATACCTTCTGCTGTTCCTTCAATAAAAATAAACCCGTCAAATGGAACAGCGGGGAAAGTACCTGTCTCAACTTCTTGTGCGTTCTTCGGATACATCACACACATCTTTGCAAACTCTGAAATGTGTACATAGAAATAAGTAGCTGAACGTCCTGAGATTGAAACAGCAATAGAAGAAGTAGAACCAGCATCTGGTCCATAGTCAACAACCACCTGAATCTTCTTCGCGCTATTGCGCTGCAATTTGAAGAATGCTCCCTTAATATCATCTGCCATATTTCGAATCGCGTAGTCAATCTTACGGTCAAAGATTTCAGTCGCATCCTGCACCTTGTGCGCGATAATAAGTCCTTCGCGGTTTGAATTGAAAAGGATTTCATCAAGAATAAACAAGTCGATAAACGTTGTGAACCCAAGCTGACGAGATTTCAAAATAATATGTCGATGATAGATTGCTCCAGATTTACTCAAATAATTATCGAAGAAATCCCTCTGTGCTCGGTTCATGTTGAAAACTTCCTTTGTTCCGTCCTTAGTAACTATAAAGTATAGGTTATTCATCCTCCAAACTTTGCTGTAAATTAAATCAGGATTTGAAGTCAATTCTGATACGATATTTTTATTATGTTCTATTTGTAGGCTAGCCATTTTTTTTATGTATCAACTTATGACACTTTTCACAAAGTGTTTTCATGTTATTAAGATTCCAAAGTTCAAAACATTGAAGTGCTTGCTCTACAGTCTTGATCGAATACTCTTCTAGTATCTTTGAAAAATATTTAATATGATGAGCATTTAGTTTTCCTCCACGAGTGCCACAATCCTGACAAGTAAAGTCATCTCTATAAAAACAGTCTGATACCAACTGTCGTGTTTCGAATAAGTGCCTAATCTGCAATGTAACTGGAGTAATACCACCCTTCCATTTGTTCCCCTTAGGACCTTTTTGGGCTAAACTCATTTTTATTCGAGTTTCCATTGAAGCTTTCTTTCCGAGTTTCTTTTGTCTTATTTTTTCACCAGTCTCTTTAGATACAAAAGCCTTATTTTTTTTCTGCGCTTCACTCATTCGTCTCAAAGTATCAGCAGATTTCATCCTACCTTTAAGTGCTTGACTGATTTTCTTCTTCATCTCTTTAGTCATTTTATGACCTTTTTTAAATCGTGTATCCATATATTAAAAATCGAGATCAATATTCTCTTCTACTCTTTCAGAGGCGGTAGCAGCCTCCTCGGATACTGGTGCTTGTGGATTATTAATAACAGTTTGGTTTTCAACTTTCTGCATAAACACAGCACGAAGTGGGTTCGTTTCTGGATTTTTATTCTTATCAGGCTGACGCACTTTTGCAATTCTATCCCATCCAGCAGCAATAGCATTGAGTGCACCATTGAGGTCCTTGTTTGAGAACTCTGAAAGTCCACGAGCTTTATACTCTTCCATTACTGCAAGAAGAAGGTTGTTTGATTCAACAGCCAACTTCTCCATAGCATTATGGAATCCTTCCGAATTTTCAATCTTTGCAAGGGCATTATTAGCCATAGCCGGTGAATATCCAACTGAACGAGCAATATCTTTCTTACTTTTTCCATCACCATTAAAAAGTTTACGAGCATATGCTACCTGTTTTATTGTAGATCCTCCCTTTGGTCTTTTCATACTGTAACTATACCACATAAAAATGTAAAGTGAAATTTCCTGGGGGATTTTTTTTATGGGACCCTTTTTAAAAAAACACCCATCCCTGTTTTAAAAAACACCCATCCCTGTTTTA